CTCCAACTCCCAGCCGGGTGAGAGTCTCCAACTCCCAGCCGGGTGAGAGTCTCCAACTCCCAGCCGGGTGAGAGTCTCCAACTCCCAGCCGGGTGAGAGTCTCCAACTCCCAGCCGGGTGAGAGTCTGCAGAGCGCACAAAAAAAGGCTCCCAGTTGGGAGCCGATGAGGAGAGAGAAAGGAGGCTAGCTAGCTAAAGACGCTCTCCAGTCCCTGGCCGTTCTATGTGGAGCATATGGGCAGTCTCTGGAGAGTTTGGAGAGCATGCCAGAGAGGAGACTCTCCTCTCTCTCGCTCTCTGGCTCTGCCGTCTCCAGGAGCCAGCAGAGGAGAGCCGCTTCAGCTTGGGAGAGTCTCATACTGCCTCCAGAGGAGCGAGGAGCCGCGAGAGCTCCTCAGAGGCAGAGGAGGAGAGGAGCGAGAGGAGGAGAGAGGAGGACGCTCTCTCGACAATCCTCTCCACATCAATCCACTGATCCGGAGAGCTCTGGCTCTGCCAGTACTCGTTAGCCTCCTCTCTGAGGCTCTCAAAAAGAGAGTAAAGCTGATCAGACTCCAAACTCTCCGTAATCTCCTCCGCAGTCTCATCGCCACAGAGAGAGGAGAGGCGGCTCTCTAGAGCACGTTGGAAGTCTCGCTCTGCCCAGCTCTCCCAGGCTTCAGCCTGAAGCTCTAGCTCTAGAGCTCCGCAGTCATCCTCATCGAGGACAGGATAATTCTCCAAACTCTGGAGACTCTCTAGGAGCTCATCCGAGAGATAGCGAGGATCGATCGCAATGGAGCGAGAGCCATAGGAGCCGTAAGTCTCTCGACACTGAGGAGAGCCTCCAAACTCCTCTAGCAATACTCTGCAGTTGGAGGCAGTGTGAGGAGCTCCGCAGTAATCGCCAGAAAGAGCGTGATCTGAAAGCCAGAGGAGAGAGACGCTCTGCCAGAGCCTGCGTTCTGAGATGAGGAGAGCTGCCTCCTCTGGCGAGAGCTTCGTCACAGAGGAGCCGAGAGACGCGCAGAGAGCTAACGAGTAGCGGTCAAGCTCTCCCATAGAGAGAGAGTCTGCCTCGTTAGGTGAGACGCTCTGCCACTCCAGAGGAGAGCCAGAGCCAGAGTTAAGGAGTCGCTCTCGTGGCTCATAGAAGTAGAACTCTCCAGAGAGCTCAGAGAGAGACTTGATGCGATCGAGGAGGAGAGAGGAGGAGAGCATGGTGGAGAGACGGGATGCGGAATAAAGAGAACGGATTGCGTCAGACACGAGACGAGGAGCGAGAGAACGGAGGCAGAACAGGAGGAGGAGATGGCCAGCTAGGAGGCAGAGGAGGCAGAGCCTCACCCGGCAGAACTGGCCGCAATGGAGAGAGGATCAGCACGAGAGCCACTCCTCGGGAATCTCGACATCGAGCTTCACTGCCCATAGGTCTCCGTTCTGGTAGAGAGTCCACTCGTCTCCGTCTCTCTCGCTCCATTGGGCATCCCGGAGGATCGAGTCCCAAGCCTCCCAGTAGCCTTCAGAGTCCGGCCCGGCTTGGCAGATCAGCACGTCCTCCCAGGAGACGGAGAAATCCTCTGCCTCCTCCTCATCTCCGATCTCATCCGCCCAAAGCTTCGGGATATAAATCCCGTGAGAGTCTCCTAAGAGGAGCTGAGAGTCGGTATCGGGATTAAAGACCGAGAGGCGCTCCTCCTCCAGAGAGGAGATGAGAGAGGAGAGCATCTCCTCGGCTCCGACTCTGAAGCCTTCAGAGAGGAGCTCATAGGTAGAGAGCTCAGAGATGCGGCCAGACTCCAGAGCCTCATCACAAGAGGAGAGACGGTCGGCACGATCTGCAAACCACTGGAGGAGCTCGCAAGTGGCATGCGGCACGAGGTCAAGCGAGAGCTCATCGATCGAGTCCTTAGCCTCCTCCTCATCGGAGAAGGAGTTAGCGGAGAGATTCGAGAGAGCGTCTCGGATGAGCTCATACCGGGAGTCATTAGGAAGCTCTCCTAGGTGAGCCTCTCTAATTACAGAGGACGCCCAACTAGGAGCCGAGGAGGAGAGACGGAGAAAAGGAGAACCATCAGGACGCTCTGCCGTCTCCAGAGAGGAGAGGAGGAGTCCAGCCGTATGAGAGAGAGTCGCCATCGTTAATAGGTAAAAGGTAAAGCTCTCGCCAGAGAGCTCCCAGACAATACAAGAGATAAGGAGGAGAGCCAGGCCAGAGCCGGCAGAGATAAGGAGAGCCGATAGAGAGACGGCTCCTGGAGCACCGATAAGGCGGCAGACTTATCAGTGGAGCCAGAGCGGCTCTGCCATCAGGCTGACTTATCGGTTCCAGCGCGCGCGCCAGTGGGCACACCTAACTCCTCCGGGAGTGGGCACACCTAACTCCTCCGGGAGTGGGCACACCTAACTCCTCCGGGAGTGGGCACACCTAACTCCTCCGGGAGTGGGCACACCTAACTCCTCCGGGAGTGGGCACACCTAACCGTATGGGCCGGTGAGCACACCTAACCGTATGGGCCGGTGGACACACCTAACCGTGCGGGGAAATAGAAATACAAACGCGCTAACGGTTTTGTTCACGAACCCTCCCTAGGTTTGTGATTGTAACTCTCTGCGGCCGTCTACACCTCGACGCGCAATCGCGATTGCGATGTAGCTAACTGCTCGAACGGTTTGCTATACCTCACCTGCAATCCTGATTTCTCGCTGTCGCAAACCGTTTGGCACTATTTGCAAAGAATAGCCCTGCGCCGTTCGCGCGCGCACACTTCGGGGAGCAACACAGAGCAGGCAGGGGGCAATAAAAACCCCAATCAAGTTGTGTGAGAAAAACACTGAAAATACCCCTTAAGAACCGACCCCTTGCAGGTCCCAACCCCCCTTAAAAACCGACCCCCAGCAGGTCTCAAACGCAGCCCCTGCCTCTGATGTCAAGCTTCCATCCATACTCAAGATGAGTTTTAACCTGCCTTAACGCAATTTCCATTGAGATCTCTATACGGTCCTCAATCCTGTTCCTGATATAGGTTTTCTTCCCTCCAGTTCCATACATCGAAATCACATATCCATCGCAAGGAAACCAGCTGCACCACTCCTCCGCATCTCGCAGAGTTATCGGTGAGCCAAGCCGCAAAATATCAAGAGGACTCACCTCAGATCGCTCGCAATAGGTCCAGCGATCTTTTGGGACAGCCTCCCCGCAGCCTTCGCAATCCAGCGAAGACCAGCGGAAGTGGCGGACCAGCGAGATGCCTTCGCAGCTGCCGCAACGCAAAAGCGCTCCAGTTCGCGGCGCTCGGGTGTGGTGTGTAATGCGTTTCATGATGAGACGAATGAGATCGTTTGCAGGGCAATGAGTCTCACTTCACTGCCAGCGCCCAGCGAGGCGCACGCGATGACTCGCCCATTTCAGCCTGCAGCTCACGGCACGCGACCTTCGCCACAACGCCATCGGTGCCCCAGGGGCGATTCCACAGCGTTCCAGCCTTCCAGCGCGAATGCAGCAGCTCAACCTCCTCGATCCGCGTCGTAAACAGCGAATCCACGCAGTCAAAGCCCAGCTCCTCGAGCCGCGCCATCGCATTGACCTCTGTGAGCTCCTGGAAGGCTCCTCCGTAGGCAATGAAGCCCAAACCACCTGAAACAGGTTTCATGCACCTTAGAGCCGCTGCTGGCGTGCTCTGACGGCCATCGTGCCCCCACAGCTCACCCCGCACCTGCAGCTCACCTGCGTGATTCACACGCTCAGGCACCAGATCACGCAGCACCGCCGTGCAATCGCGGCCACTGCGAGTCCAAGCAGCGTCAAGCGCACCGTCGACGTAGCGCAGCGCCACAGCAGCGCCGTCAATCTTCGGCTGCACAAGCACTGGCGCACCAGGCCACCAGTCCTCCAGAGGTTGGGTATCGAGCGACAAAAGCTCCACACCGCCACCTGGACTGTGCAGCTCCGGCGCAAACGGTGCCAACACCTTCAGCTCGCGGCACAGCGCATCGAACTCGGCATCGGTCATCAGCGCATTACCTGCGCGGTAAGCAGCGTCTGCCCGACGCACTTGCTTTCGCAACGAATCAACCGACATAACCGATAAGCGATAACGCAGATAATGTAGCGCCTATTTCAGGGCATCGTCAAGCGCCTTGCTCAGCAGCGAGGGCAGGATCTCGGCTGATTTGCGCTCCACAACCCCCGAGAAGTCAAACAGCGCAGGCACATTTGGCTGCTTCCGCGCATACGTGAACAGCAACTGCACGTCGTTCGATTTCGCCCGATAGATGCCTGGCTTCAAGCGACCGCGATTGGGTTTTGCTGAACGCTGGTCTGGCACCGAGAAATATCTCCACTTCGAGCCCTGCTTACCACTGCCGCGACTGGTGTCTGACTTCAACGCTGAGAGCACCTGCTGGTACTGGCCAGGGCTCATGTTCCCGTAGGTGTTCAGCCGCACGCCGCGGCCTTGCAGGAACGGGATTGCGTAATAGCTCGCATCCACCACACCAAGAGCCCTGATCGCCCGAGTGAACCGGGTTGTGTACGCAGGACCGCCTTCGGTCACCGGGTACAGGTAACGCGCCGGATCCTGACCCTTCGCCCCATCTTTCGAGATCGAAACCGTCAGCTCCAGACCATCCACCGAGTAGCGGGGTGAGTTGATCGTGAACGGCACCGGGTTCTGGAACTTATCGCGCATCTCGCGCTGCAGCTCACCACGGAGCTGGAAGCCGAGCTGCCTGAGCGCGCGATTACCAGCAAAGGGCAGCTGCGCACCACGAAGCGCATCAAGGCTCTTGATGAGCTGATCGGCTTGGAACTCGATAGTGCGTGCCATGGGTGGAGGCTAGCGCTGCTTTTGCATGGCCTGATAAAGCACTCGCCTAACAACTTGCGCAGCCGACTCGCAGGGCTGCCGCTGCTTATCAATCCAATCGCGCATATCCTTCGTCATCACAAAATTCAAACGAGGCAGCTCAGAAGGCATTGATCAAAGAAAGTTGTTGGTTAAACGCAGCAATCTTTGCTGATGGTGGAGCAGACAAAAGCCCAATAGCCATAAAGGCATTACGAACCCAAGGCGTGTTGCCCATAACGATGTACGGGTCTCGATAAGACGCCAAAGCAGAAAACGGATCCACGCCCTTGCGAATTGCTTCGATCACATCCCACTGAAGAAGCTGCTTGCGAAAGCGATTTCCGTCCTTTGTTCGCTTGCCGCATACATAAACCTTGAACGAAGGAAAGAAAATCCCTTTCTCCAGCATGAGCTGCCGATAACCCTCCTCTCGTCCGTCTAGCTCGCCAAGGTCAAAAGTGAGGCTGCCGGGCTCCGGGATAAGAACGCCAACGGATCGGCGTTCCTGGTTCAACTCATCCTCATAGCGATAGCTGGAGAGGATTTGGCTATGCAGCGCGTTGCGCTCAGACCCTGTAACACGAGAGCCACGTTCGAGCAGCGCGCCAAATTCGTAGCTTTCAGCGCGGGTGTCGGTGGGAGACTTTTCCGCTTCAAACGAAAAGCGCGTCCAGCGACGAACACCAGTTTCCTTTCCAGGGGCAAAAGGCAAGCAAGTGCGGATGAACTGAGCCGATTCAGGGTGATAGGCGATTGTGCAGATATGAGCACGCTTACGCCTGCCCTCGATGACGCGCGCCTGGGCTATGCAAACGCAATCTCGAAAGATCATGCGTCAGGCCCTTCAAGCTTGCTGACGAGGTAGTCGCCATGGCAACGCTGCGGATAACACCAGCAGCCAAGGACCTTGCCTTCGAGTTCGGCAATGCGGGAATGAAGGCTAAATTTCCGAGCAAAGAAAATTTCGTAGGAATCGCAAACGGTGTCGCGGTCTCCATCTGCAGGCATCTCAAATGGATTACCCCAGTCGCTCTGGCGATCAATGCGAAGGAATCGACCGGTTTGGCGGGCCCAGGCAAGCAAGGACTGATCCCCATCGGCGTGCATGTTGGCGACGACAGTGCCGCCAGCCTCAACGATTGCCTTGCGCTCCAGCTCTGATTCAGACCACTTGGGCTCGACCGATGCGACCGGAGAAGAAGCGGCAGGTTGTGGCTTCGTCTCTTGAACAGCGCGAGTGACGATGGCCTCAGTGAGCTTGCCGCCGTTTTCCTCCTCGGCAATGTCCTGAGCCTTGGCGTAGGCAGCAACGAGGGTTTCGTCGTCGTTCTTGACAGAGACCAGCGGGCGAAGGTGCGCCTCTGGCATGTCGCCAATTTTGAAGTTCCGCCCAGATGGGCGGAGGTCTTGCAACTTCGCTTCAACACGGGCGGCCCCGAGCTGCTTTTCAATCGTTCTGGCGTGCAGCTCTGGAAACTCCTCCATGCAGCAAGCGGCGAAGCTTCGATAGCCGAGAGCCTTCCAGCCTTTGCGGCGATCTAGGTCGTAGACGCGAGCGCGAACGGTGTTGATCCCGCGCTTGATGTCGCTGACGGCTTGACGAGCTTCAAGCTCGGTCATGTCGGGAGCGACTGCGATTTCTTCAGCCATAAAAACCATAATGCCAGTCAACGGTAGCACACTTATGCGCCGAATTTCGCGTTTCGATGCGTTATTACGGCCTTACACCGCCGTTACGGTGACCGTAAGGCCGAAATCGACTGCAGCACCTGGGATCTCCCCTAATACCTTACAATACTTACACTTAAATAGATATATATATATAGAGAGAGCCCCCTCTCCCTTTTTTACTTTTTGTCTATTGATCTAGGGGGGTATATCCCCCCTCCGAAAGCGTAAGATCGTAATTTTCGCCCAAACCCATTGCAGCGCAACGGATCTGGTGGGTGTAATTTCCTTACGCCAAGCTCGACGCTGGGATTTTCACCGCTCTGGACGAATTTCCCGCTCCACTGAAGTGTGTGACGCCTGCGCGACTGGCTCCGGGCAATCTGAGCAGCACCGTAGGCCAACAATTCGCCCAAGCAGTGTCTTTAAGGATGCCTGCAATGCCTTGCGCAGAATTTGAAACGAATATTTCTGGCGGAACAATCTTGATTCCATTGCGTCCAAGAATTGCTTTTGCCTGGTTGTAATCCACGTCCGGGTCATGCGATCGGGCCATGCTGATGTCGACCAATTCGCCGATTGAACGCGAAACGGTTCGATCACCCTCCACTCGAAGCTGGGCTTGCATAATTCGTTCAATGCAGGCTTGCTCGTCGGTTTTTTCGCTTGCTTGGCTGTAGGGCTCCCAGTCGTTTTGGTTGATGAGCTGAAGCGCTTGATCGTCTGTTGGCGCATCGTCATACATGAGACACCACGCACCAGCGAGGAGCGTGCCGTATTGATCGCCCATCCGTTGGCTTTCAAATTGCTCTGCAGCAACGCGACGGAAGGTGTCAATGGACTCCCGCACGACTGGAATCATCGCCACCATGCGGGCCTGAAGCCTGCGCCCGATGTCTTCATTGATATGCGTGGTGAGATCGCGCTCCAGGGCCTTCCAACGCTCGCTGCGTTCCTTGGCTGATGCGATGGCTTCTTTGGGATTTAGGAGCGTGAGCTGAACGAAACGTGTCTTGTCAGCGCCTTGCTTGAGTGCGGTTGCGATCGATGACATAAAGAACATCGATCTGATGGTGAAGGATTGAATGTTGCCGTCTGGGCTGCCCTTTAGGAGGTTGGCGCGTGATTCAAAGGATGCGATGCGCGCGAGTGATAGCACCTGCTGAACGCGCTGCTGATCGTGGCGTTCATTGGATTCAAATTCATCGAACACCACTGGTCGAGCGTCCGACCGAAGTGCCTGACGGATGCCGGCTTCGGTGGTGTTACCGACGACTGTGAGGCCAATATCGCCGAGTAGAGGGGAGAGAAAGCCTTCTAGAACCGTGGACTTACCAGAACCGGCACCAGCTGTAAGCCAGGCATGGGGGCGCCATTGGAGGACACCGCAGATTGGTGCGAGAGCGGCCCAGCCAGCGAGGAGCATGCCTGATGCTGGGACTTCCCAAAGAAAGCGCTCAGCGATTTCAACTATGTGGAAGGACTCATCGCAGGTGAGTGGATTTGAGATGTCTGGGCCTTCGAGTTCGGAAAGGCGCTGATAGATGAAGCGACTGCCTTTGAGGCGCTGAGAGCTTGGCTGAGCGCGACCATTAACGAGTAGGCGATCACCGAGGTGCAGGACGGAGCGACCGTCATCCCACCAGGCACCACGACCGCGAATGAAGGAAGGGTTGTATGTGCCGACCTTGTAAGAGCGCTGGAAGAGTGCGGATGCTGCTGCAGTCCAGTTGACGCCAGTGCGTGACGGGTAAATGGTTTCCCAGTAAGGAAGAGTTGCTAGGGCGCAGAGGTTGACACCTGAGTGTGAACCACGGGAGATGGAGATGACCTGGCCACTGCTCCAGGGTTGGTAATAGAAGTTGTTGCCATCAAAACCGAGGCATGTGAAGTGAGCTTCTGCTTCTGCGATGGGCTCTGGATCTAGCTGCGGTTCGGGATCTGGTTCGGGTTCAGGTTCAGGTTCGGGCGCTGATATTGGATCGCTGAGATTTGAGGAGATGTATGCGAGTGCTTCTTCTGATGTCCAGGTTGCGTCGGCGAGATCCCAGCCTTCTGGAGCATCTGATGGTGGGCTGACGATACGAACACGCTCGGCACCTTCTCTGATGAGCTTGGCGGCGAGTTTTGCCATGGCTTCACGGCCTGGCTGATCGGCATCGGGCCAGAGGATGACGCGACGGCCGACGAGGGGCGACCAATCTGCTTTATTGATTGCTTTGCAACCTGATGGCCAGGTTGTGATGAGCTGGCCAGGGAATAGGAGTGCTGCTGCGTCGGCGGTCTTTTCGCCTTCAACGACGATTACGGGATCTGCAGGACGAGATAAGAGGTCTTCGAGATTCAGCAGTGGTCTTGGCGCTGGTGGTGCTTTGAAGCGCCATTGACTGCCATCCCATGAGATGGGGCGAATGTTTTTACCTGGGAAGCGAGCAACGATGAAGGTGCTGGAGTAGTGCCAGACGTTTTCAGCGCCCGAGGTAGGTGGTGTGGTCGGCACGTTGAGGTAGGAGCGGATACGTGATACGGATTCAGTGAATGACCAGCCGGTGGAGCGCATGAGGAGATCCATGCCGGAGCCGGCGCCACCGTTTTGATTGCGACCACCGCATTGGTTGCAGAACCAGGAGCCAGTGCCATCGCGATCGTCGAAGCGGTAGCGATCTTTGCCGCCACAGAGGGGGCAGGGCTGATGCTTATCGGAGAGCTGCTCTGGGGTGAGGGCGCAGAAGTGTGACAGCAAGTCTGGCCACCTGCCGCTGGCGAGATCTTGGATATCGGTCATGCGTCCCCGCGCTGCATGGCCTGTTGAATAAGGAGTCTTATATAAGAAGTACGAGACATAGAGTCGCCTCGCTTCAGGTCAAGCCAGGATATCTGGAGAGCCGAGAGCCTGATGGAGAGAGGTTTTTCGAGCTTCAACGGTTGTGGTAATGCGCATTTGTGCGCTTGCGGGCTTGCGCAATGTAGTCGTTTGGGATACGGTGTCAAGGCTTTACCCTTTACCTAATGGAAAATGATGAACCTCCGCCCCTACCAGCACCAGTTAATCACCGAAATACGAGGCCGCTATCAACTCGGCGACCGCTCAGTTCTTGCCGTCTTGCCCACTGGTGGCGGCAAAACTGTGTGCTTTAGTTACATCGCTGAACAAGCTGCAATTAAGGGTAATCGCGTGTGTGTGATGGTTCATCGGGCGGAGTTGCTTGATCAAGCGAGCAAGTCAATGCCGATGCATCACGGTCTGATTGCAGCAAATCGCAGCATGGATTTGAGCCATGCGGTGCAGGTTGCATCAGTGCAAACGCTTGCAAGGCGGCTTGCTCGGTTTCCTCGTGATTTCTTTCAACTTCTGATTGTCGATGAGGCTCATCACACTACAGCTGGAACCTGGAAACAGGTTATTGAGCATTTTTCTAGTGCGCGATTGCTTGGTGTAACTGCTACTCCAATCAGATGTGATGGCCGCGGCCTTGGTGAGAATTATCAATCAATGGTGATTGGTCCTACTGCTAAGTGGCTTACAGATAACGGCTTTTTAGCTAATGCGCGAGTTCTTGCCCCACCAGGAATTGATACAAAAGGGCTGCGGAAGAAAATGGGCGATTTTGATATGAAGCAGGCTGAAGGACTACTGCAGGAAGGGCAGGTTATGGGCGACTGCTTGACGCATTACAAGCAGCATCTATTGGGGCAGACTGCGATTGCATTTTGCTGCTCTGTTGCGCATGCAGAAGCGGTTGCTGGATTGTTCCAGGCGAATGGTGTTGCCGCTGCAAGTATTGATGGAAAGATGGATGCAATGCAGCGCAAACAGCTGCTGGCTTCTCTTGGTCGCGGTGAGATTAAGGTGCTCACATCGTGCTCGTTGATTGGCGAAGGCGTTGATGTGCCATCTGTTGGTGGATGCATTCTTTTGCGGCCTACCCAAAGTGTTGCGCTTCACCTTCAGATGATTGGCCGATGCCTTAGGCCATCACCGGGAAAAGCAAAAGCAGTTGTACTTGATCACGTTGGAAACACGCTCAGGCTTGGGCATCACCTTGAGGATCGTGAATGGAGTTTAGATGGCAAGAAAAAGCGCGATTCAGAGCGCGTTCCATCGGTCAAGGTATGCCCGGAATGCTTTGCTGCTATGGCCAGTCAGGTCAGCAGCTGTGAGCAGTGTGGCTATGAATTCAAGCCAGAGCGAAGAGAACTTGAAGTTGTGCCTGGTCAACTGCAGGAGCTAACAGCAGAAGCAGCTGCGAGGTCAAGAAAGAGAGAGCAAGCAATGGCTAGAAGCTTTGCTGAGCTGCAAGAGATCGAGAAAAAGCGCGGTTACAAACCAGGGTGGGCTCGGATGGTTATGAAATCGCGATCCAAGAGCAGCCGGGTATAGCTAAGCACTTGTACCTACTGCCTGCGCTCAGTAATTTAAAACTGTCACCGCAGCTTCTGCTTTGGACTGGAAGACCGGCATTGAGATTTGCGCCGCTTACATCGGGGTGTGCTCAGCAATTTTATGGGTCACTTGGCTGATGATTCCCTAGCCATTGAACGATGGCCCATTCCCTTGAGTCCGACCAGAAGTGCTGAGCGCGATACCAGGTGATCCAGTCTCTATGGCCTTTTGACGAATTGCAGGCTAAGCAGCAAGATATTACGTTATGCGATTCAGCTGTGCCACCAAGCGCCTTTGGGATTATGTGGTCAAGTGTGCCAGATCTACCGAGAGGTTCACCGCAGTAAGCGCATTCAAAATTCCAAGCCAGGTGAATTTGATCTCTTTTATTGCGAGGTAGACGCATTATCCCACCTCGGCAAAACGTAAACACCTACATCTAAATCAATAATGTCATCATCGTCATGGATAAATTCTGACAGCTGTGAATATATGTTGGCCGGCAGTTCGTCTGCTGGTGTGTCGCTGCGAAAGATTACCTTGGCTCTTATTTCAACAAGGTGAGCCTGCATGATCGCAGTGCAGCTTGCAATACGGTAGCGAGTGGTACATTGAATCCCATGAGCGAAACGCTAATTCAGCAGCAAATACGACTTGCATTGGGCAAGTTTGGCTGGGTTCGTATGTTTCGGAATAATTCAGGCAAGCTTCCTGATCCGAGGACCGGCAGGTGGGTTGAATTTGGCGTTGGTAGTCCTGGTGGTGGTGATTTGATTGGATGGCGGACCGTGAAGATTACGCCAGACATGGTCGGGCAGGAGATTGCTCAGTTTGTAAGCCTTGAGGTGAAGACAGCTACGGGGCGAGTCAGGCCAGAGCAGGAAAACTGGAAGCGCGTGGTTTTGAGCAGTGGTGGCGTTGCTGCGATCGTGCGCAGCGCCGAAGATGCTGTGAGAATTATGAAAGACATTGCGCTTAAGCCGGATGCGCGCTAGGCTTTGTCGGCCACGAAGGCTTACCTTTTATGGATTGGACCAAGATTCTTCAAGATGCTGGGGTGCCAGAGTCTCCCGGTCGTCTTGATGCTTTGCGAAGAATGAACCAGACCCGACGCTTCAAAGCGACGGTGAGGAGCACTTCGACAAAGCTTCTCAGAAACATTGAAGTCAATGCCAGAGATTATTCTGATGCATTGATTCAGGTTCGCGGAATGCTTCGCGGCCACACACTTGTTCGCCTTGCTGAGGATTGACTGTGTCCAACAAAGTTTCGGATTTTATCGCTTTTGTGCTTGCGGTTATTACTCTTGGCGCCATCGGTGCTGAGGTGATGGCACATCATTCCTCGCTTCACGATCCTTACCACGAAGAAATTAACGAATGACTCACTTGTTCCCTGAGCAGCAAGATTGCTCAAATTGCCGTTATTGGCGCGAAAATGTATCTGAGATTGATAGTGGCAACTGCTGCCGTCACCCACCTATTCCTTGCCCTGGGCTTGGTGCTACTGCCTATGCCTGGCCGATAACCGAAAGCGGCGACTGGTGTGGAGAGTGGTGTCTATGAACAATTCCAGGTACATTTTTCACTTTAAATCCCTGAATATTTATGAAATTGTTGAAGCCTCTTCCGCGCTGGAGGCAAGGCACAAGCTTTTCAATTCTGACCTTGCACCTTATTACCACGACGCTGTTCTTTTAAGCAATGAGAAACCGAATCTCTCTAGCGAAAGAAGATCGAATTTGGGATTTACGTAAACAGGGTTACGACTATGACTCAATCGCAAGGATTGCAAATGTATCGCCAAGCCTGACAAGGGTTATTAGGAGGGTCAGGCGCAGACCAGCGGCTGACATGGATCCAATTAGAAGGGGTCGAAGGTCAGGATGGATGTCTGATGCTCAGATCGATGAGATCAGGCGCAGACGCTCACAGGGCGAAACCTATCTTGCGATTGCAAAATCGTTTGATGTTACTGATGGCTGCATATGGCAAATATGCAATGGCAGGACTTATGTGACTGCAGAGTCCGACCAAGGTTATCAATTTAATTTTTCAAATCGTCTTACCGCATGAACGTTTTTATTGTTGACACCGAGACCACGGGTCTCAGTCCAGCTGACTCAAGATGCATTGAAGTTGGCGGAATTTTATTTAGCGTTGATGACCGTGCCGTGCTGGGACAGTGTTCATTCTTGCTGCCTGCTGAGGAAAACCCGGTTGCACACATTAATGGCATCAGGGCTGAGCTAACGCGCAGACCGCAAGCTGCTCGCAGTGGCATGGAGTATTTCTATGCGATGGAAAAACAGGCTGATTATGTGCTTGCGCATAATGCCGATTTCGATAAGCAGTGGTTTGGCCATGGCGCACTGCCGGCTTTAACTAAGCAATGGATTTGCACGATGGAGGACGTTGACTGGCCTCGTGTCAGTCGAAGCAGGCCTGCGGTTACCCATCTTGCATTGGCCTATGGCGTGCCTGTTTGGGCAGCGCACCGTGCATTGACAGATTGCATTTATTTAGCGCAGGTGATGGAGCGAGAGCCTGAACTGGAGCTGCTGATTGCGAATGCGCTGGAGCCTAAAAAAACCTATATGGCTCTTCTTAGTTACGAAGACCGGCAAAAGGCAAAGGATGCTGGGTTTAGGTGGGATGGCGAGCAGCGGCGATGGCTGCGAAAGCTTAGGGATTATCAGGTAAGCGAGCTTGGGTTTGACGTGAGGGAGGTGGCGGCATGACACCGTATGGGAAGCAGCGCATGGTCAAGAAGCTGCGCGATGCCTACCAATGCTGTAAGGATTGCGGGCAGGAAGTGTTGCCTGAGTTGATCGAAGCTTGGCAACCCGAACAGATTGACGAACCCTCGTAGTGGAACCCACTAATCACCCATGACCAACGAAGATTACTCGAAGGTGCCACCGCCGCACCTGCTCAAAAAGTTCTCCGAACAAGCACGAGAGGACAGTCAAAAGCGCGGACGCCCTGGTTACTGCAAGACGTTTGCCAAGCTCTGCATCGACTGGGCGCTGAACTCCAAATCATCTCCTAATAATCTCCAAATTGGGAGTTCCGACATCACGCCACCTCCAGAGTTGGAAAAGCAGTGGTTTGCCGCTTGGGAGCGCGGTGATAATGAAGAACTTTCTTTCGCAGATTTTGTTATTCCCCGTGCCGCAGCTTGGGGCGCAGACCAAGAGCTAGAGGCGTGCTGTGCGTTGCTGGATAAGTTCAACGACGGTTTTTGGTGCGAGGAACTCCGCGCCGCCCGCCGCCCCAAGCCGCCGAGCTTGAAAGAGCAGGCACTTGATGCCCTTAAAGATCTTTCAAATGGAATTGAGACTCCTGATTCGTGGCACGTGATTCAATCTGCGTTGGAGCAGCTCGATGACCAATGGGCATATCAAGAGCACTGGGCGCAAGAAGATAAGGCAGTGCTTCATCAGGATCCATCGCTGGCAGATCGGGTTGTTATGGCGATCACCCGCGATGGCGAGAAAGCCAGGTGGGATGAAGCTCGAGCAGCAATGCTTGAAATCGCAAAATGGCTTGAGTGTCGATCTGGTGGCACACGAGCATGCTGGTTACTTGAGCGGGAGGCACAGCGGTGATTTGGCGCCACGAGTCAGATCGCGTCGCTGTGATCCGACTCGTTGCGGGCGTCATTCGACATTGGAGGATTGAGGACCCTGCGCACCCTGCTGTACGGGACTCCCAATGCTCTAGCAATAGCGGCACCGCTCATGCCACCACGTCGCATGAAATAGATCAGATCGCGATCGAAGGGATCCTGATCAGCCATGTGGCTAGACAATTCGGTTAAGGGCATGGTAGCCTTTATTCGTACCATTATCACCTTATGGAACCCAAAGAGCTAAGAGCCCGTCTTTCTCCGATCCGCGATGAGCTGGACGAGATATTAGGCGAAATCTACTGGCAAGACGGCATGGCCCAGTGCTTTGCGTGCATACGCACTGCCGTCGAAAACATCAAACTCGCTCGTGACTTTTCGCACCGTGCTTGATTACCATTCGCATCCGGCCGTTTCGGCCTCAAAGCTTAAATCAATTATTACCGGAACTCCAAAGGATTACTGGGCAAAGCATGTTGATCCAAATCGCATGCCGTTTGCTCCAACTGACGCTATGCGTCAGGGAAGCCTTGTTGACTGCCTGATCACTGAGCGCGAAGAGTATTCCAAGCGCTACTTGGTCGCTCCTCAATGCGATCGTCGCACCAAGGAAGGCAAAGCGATCTGGGCTGATTTCCAGGCTGAGGCTGCCGGTCGTGAGGTGATTACACGCGACTGGGAAGACAACGCTCTAAGGATCGTTGAAGCGCTTATGCGTGATGCGCATGCTGCGCCATTAATCAGGAATGGCCAGGGTCAAGAGCCGCACTTTTGGTACGACTCCGACATGGGCATCGATTGTCGGTATAAGCCAGACATTGAGCACCCTGATCGCGGCATTCTTGTTGACCTTAAAAAGTCAAGGTCCGCAAATCCAAGAATGTTTGCTGCTCAGTCGTATTCAATGGCTTACGACCTGCAGATGGCGCATTACAGCGCTGGGTTCAAGGATCGCTACGGCAAGCTTCCCGAGCAGGTGATTCTTATTGCATACGAGTGGCAATGGCCGCATAACATCAGCGTCAACATCCTTAGCCCTGACTTGATCGAGGAGGGCCATAGGCGCCGTGAAGAAGCGATAGTTCAACTCAAGCAATGCATTGAGAGTGAGCTTTGGCCTTCATGGGGTTCTGTTGAGATGGACCTGCCTCGCTGGGCAAATGCCGACGATCCAGCTAATGCAACCGGTGCTGATGATCTTGAACTGGAGGGCCTGGAATGAATACGCCAGCCCCTCAAGACTTGATTGTCGTTTGGTTTTCATGCGGCGCCGCAAGTGCTGTTGCTGCGAAAAAAACAATTGAGAAATTTGGCGGTAGCAACGAAATCAAAATAGTTAACAATCCGGTCGCAGAAGAAGATGCAGACAACCGTCGCTTCCTTAAAGATGTAGAAATTTGGCTTGGCCGCAAAATTGAAATTGCGACAAATTCCAAGTATCCATCTTGTTCTGCAGTTGAAGTTTGGAAAGACCGAAAGTTTATGTCTAGCCCGCAAGGGGCGCCTTGCACTATGGAATTAAAAAAACATGCAAGACAGCAGTGGGAGGCTAATAATAAGCCTGACTGGCATGTTCTTGGTTTTACCTATGACGAAATCAATCGCTATGAGCGCTTTGTTTTGACAGAGCGACCCAACACACTGCCAGTACTTATTGATCAAAAAATAAGCAAGCAAAGATGCTTTGAAATTCTTGCTGCAGCGGACATAGAGCTGCCTCGCGTTTATCGACTTGGCTATCCAAATGCGAACTGCATTGGCTGCGTAAAAGCTAATTCGCCAACGTACTGGAATCATGTGCGTAAGCATCATCCTGATGTTTTTGAGGCGAGAGCAGCGCAGTCACGAGAAATTGGCGCAAAACTTGCTCGTGTTAACAACAAGCGTATTTTTTTAGACGAACTTCACCCGCGCCAGAAAGGCAGACCCATGAAGCAATTTAGCCTTGACTGCGGAATCTTTTGCGAGGAGAATTTTTCATGAATTTCGATGAGCTGTATCCCGGCCGTTTCTTGAAGGCTGGCTTGATCCCAAACGGTAAAGCGAATTACACGATCACTTCTGTCGCGAAAGAGCAGATCGAAGGTGAGCGTGGACTCGAAGATAAGGTTGTCGTGACTTTTTCCGAGACCGCTTTACAGCTCGTTTTGCCGAAAGTGAATGCAGTCGCAATTCGGGCAATGTTCGGTAGCGACGTGCAAGCCTGGATCGGCAAGCGGGTGACGCTGTATGCGACGACTGACATCATGCCGTTTCCAAAACGGCGTAATGAACCGTGTATTCGCGTGTTCGGCAGCCCTGATATCAGGGAAGAGGTGATCTGCGAGTGGCAGCCACCGAAGCGCCGAAAGTTGATTCAAAAGCTTCAGCCAACTGGTTACTTCACTGCTGCTTTGAATTCAATCAAGCAGGGCACTGCCGAGCAAATGCCGGCCATGCGGAACCGAGTTGAGCAGCTGCTTTCGCAAGGTGAATTAAAGCCCGAAGAAGCAGCCCAATTGGTTGCAGCAATTGAAGCGAAAGTGTAACCTCTTTATCGAGATCACTTCGCGATCACTTATGGCCGAGTTTGAAAAAATCACTGTTGATGAAGCGCGTCAGCGTATCAGTCGTCGCAGTAAGACCAGCCCATTGCGAGATGAAATCCTCAAGATGCATGCTGGTGATGCAATCTCGGTTTCGTTTTACAATGCAGAAACGGGCGACGGGTATAAGCCGACTACGGTCGCCCAGGTAGTCAGCCAAATGTCTAAGGGCAATGCTGACGTTCGTTATTCAATGCGCAAAAACGCAGACGGCAATGGCTGCTACGTGATGTGCATTGAAAAAACCCCTGAGGATGCATTGCGTCCGAAGCGTGGTCGGAAACCTAAAACACAAGAACAGGAGGCAATCTCTTGACTTTTAACGCCAGTGGCGCGCTGTTTCAACAAACCGCAGAGCAACTTCAACAGCGACTTGGCGAGCGTTACGACGCTTCCAAGAATTACCCAAACTATGACGGCATTTTGAACGTGCCAGCTGATCAGGCATATGCGCTTGCGCAGTACCTGATGAATGCGCAGCCGATTGGCGAGCGAAATGAGATTCCCATTCGCATCTCTGGCTGGCGCAAGCAGTCAAATGCTGGCAAACCTTATCTGAGCCTTAGCTTCAAGCCGGATAATCGCGTTCAACAGGCTGCACCTGCGCCTTCTCCGGCGCCAGCTGCTGCTCCTCCTGTGGTTCAGCAAGCTGCCCAGCAAGTTGCAAACGCCTTTGGTGGAACCGTACTTCCCGGTAACATCGAAATCCCGTTTTGATGTCAATGGGCGATTAATTTCGCCCTTCTTTTTTGGAAATCATGGAATTTACCTTCAATAGCAAATCACTTGATCGCCAGGTGTCATTGCATGAAATTAATTTACTCAGCTCAGTTGACGCACGAAAGCTTCATGCGGAGCTTGTCATTGCCGTCCAGTCCATGGATGACAAGGTAAGCGAAGCATCCCTGGCTGCCGCTCAATCAGGCATTCCCGCAGACAAAGACTGGATTCATCGCGTAAAGAAAAAGCGTCGTATTTGCGTTGCATTTGCCACTCAGGTAAAGCAAGCGATTGATTCCGCCCAGCCAGCCACGCAAGGCGGCTATGCGTCTATTTATCACTCACATTTTGACGCCCTCGTTCGCGAGGAGCTGGGCGCTACCGTTTACGAGGAAATCAAGAATGAAGCTCGAAATCTGGCCCTTGCAGATCTTCAAGTGCCAGCTCAAGACGCATGATCTCCCATATCGCCTGTTGAAGCATGTCTTGATACATGACGCATGAGCGATAAAGGCTGGCCTCTCGTTCTGTCATTGAACGTATAGCCAGCTCATGTCTTAGCTCCTGCTCAGGCGAAATGTTGCTTTTAATCCACTCCATTTTTTGTCATGCATTGGGTCGACGACGAAATCGGCAAGACGCAGCACGGTGAAGGAATTAGCAGAGCGCCTGCCGGTGCGAAAACAAAAATGTTCCTTCTAATTATACGTCAACCAAACAATGCACCAATGAAGTTCAGCATTAAAGCAGAATCAAAAACAAAGGCTAAAAAATACGCCGCTGCGCGTTGGCCTCTCGCAGAAGTTGAGGTGATGAATTGACTGCAGTCAGCCTGATCCATTGCACACCTGATGCGGAAAGTCTGATTGTCCGCATGGCTCGGGTTTCAAATCCAAGCAATCAAGACAATCAAAAAACAGCGCCGAAGCTACTTGCTTACCTGATCAAGCACGCCCATTGGTCGCCATTTGAAATGGCGAGCATGTGCGTCCAGATTAAAACGGAACGGGACATTGCTGCTCAAATCCTGAGACATCGCTCATTCAGCTTTCAGGAATTCAGCACTCGTTACGCCAAAACTGACATTGCCGATGCCCCTCATCAGCGATTGCAAGATCAGAAAAATCGGCAAAACAGCATTGATGACCTCGAGCCAGAAATGCAGGGTTACTGGGCAGAGCGCACCAGCGATTTGATTGCCCGATCATTCACGATCTATGAGCAAATGCTGGAGGAAGGCATTGCAAAAGAAACTGCAAGGCGAATTCTGCCTCTTTGCACGCCAACCACTATTTACATGCACGGCACTCTTCGCTCCTGGATCCATTACATCCAGTTGAGGTCAGCAAATGGCACTCAGCTGGAGCACCAAGAAATCGCGCTTGGATGCCGCCAGATCTTTACTGAACAATTCCCTTCTATTGCCAAAGCATGCTTTGATTAGGTTGCGCATTCAGATTCACTGAATACGCTACAAAGGAATCTTTTGAATCCAATTTATTTTATGGGACTTTCCAAGGCTAGTAGGCCCTGTTTTACCTGTAAGCGCCTAACCACTAATCCTATGTACTGCACCAAGTGCTACGACCAGACGAGCGCAGGCAAGGCTGAAAAGGCCATGAAGAAATACAAACCAATCCACGGCGGCGGACCCTGTGCGTCATGCTTGCACTGGGTTGGCCATTGCGACCTCGGCATACCCGAAGGTGGATCAAACTACGCTCGGGACTGCTCCTTGCTTTTACTTCAAAACGAATTATGCGCTCCCATCCATTCCTGAATCCAATCGAAGCATTTTTGGTTCGCTGGCTCAGCAGGTCACCACGCATTGGAATGGTTGTAATTAAAGAGCACGGCAGCCTTGTTAGCTGGGTAATTCACGACCAAACTGACCCGATGATTGAGGATCCTGAAGACTTCCCGGAGCCGCCTTCAATGCAGCTTGAACGGCTTTACCATGCACCTGACGCTCAGCGTTAAGTTCCATGTACCTGCCAAGCGCAGGGGTGAAATCTTTTGGCGTTCATCCAGTCTTTTGGGGAATTGACACTTACTTCAAACCTTGGTTCTTTGATGGAAAAATTGTCTACTGGGGCATCCCGACCTCTGACCGCAGAGATGCTTTGCGAAGAGCTGAAACCATGGCAAATTGAAACACAAAAAGCTGCCTTTCTGGATTACCTTTACGATCTTTATGATCGTAATTCTGAGGCTCCTGGGCTAAAGGGAACATACAGCGGCCTCTGGGAACGTTTTCAAAATGACACCGCTCAAATCATGCGAGCGGGCTTTATTTCAACAGGCAATCTTTAATGCAAAAAATTATTGGTATCTACAGCCCCGCTCCTCAGTCCGGCAAATCAACCGTTGCCGAATTTCTGGAACAAAAGGGCTATGTAATTGTTCCCTTTGCCGAAACCTTGAAAGAAATGCTCGTCCCAATGCTTGAAGCATTAGGATACGACAAATTCGGCGCTAATTATCTAACTCATGAAGCCAAGGAGATTATTGTTGGCGATGCCGGAGTAAGTGTTCGGCATATGCTGCAAACGCTTGGCACCGAATGGGGGCGCTCATGCATCCATCCAGAAATCTGGCTGAGATGCTGGCGCAAAAAGATGGCAAAATACGATGCCGTTGTAGCAGACGACGTTCGTTTTTTAAATGAAGCGAAACTCGTCAAGCTACTTGGCGGAGAGGTGTGGCGAATTGATCGCTTCGATAGCGCTAATCCATCGTCTCATTCAAGCGAAGGTTCGCTTGATGACTACAAGCAATTCGATCGTTTAATTAAAAACGACGGGACTGTTGACGACTTGATCTGTAAACTCCGGGAAATACCGGTGTAAAGATGGCAAGTTTGCGTTACCACGCTGGCCGGATGGTGCTTTATGAAGCCTCCTCCGGCTGGCGGGTGCGCATCAAGGCCAAAACAGGGAAGATCGACCTACCACTGGAGAATTGCGATCTTGAGCTTGCGATCGTTGAAGCAGAGCAGCTTTACGCAGATGCGAGAGCAATAGACAACAGCCATCCATACTGCTATCAATGTATCCACTGGAGGCCTTCTGCGGCAAAATGTGATTTAGGTTTTCCTGAGGGGAGAGCATCAGGTGGAAGATTCGCAAGAGACTGCAGTGCCTACAGGGGCCATTGATTGCGGCGAAGGGTTTTACATTGAAATGGGAACAGAGCCAGGTATTGGCGAAGTCCGATATAGGTCATGCTCGCCAGGCGGTGCTATCTGCCGGTATTCCAATGATCTATGGCAAGCGCAAATTTATATTGAGCATCTGAAGGGCAACCAACCCCAGTAATCCACTCATAAACCTGCTGCGCTCGATGCCAGCACCAAGAGTCCTGAGCAATCCACCAGGCCCACAGGGAAGAATGACCTTTCGAGGCATTGCACAGCAAGCATGCTGGAACGCAATTCTGGGGGACGGTGAGCCCGCCTCTTGCCTTTGGTTTTACGTGATCAATTGTTGTGGCATGACGGCCGCAATAAGCGCAGCGGTCATGCCATGCGTTAAAAATTGACGCCCTAAAGCGTCTTTTTGCAACTTTTTTGGTTACCAGATCGACTCCATCAATCTGGTGCCTCATGTTCGCAACCCAGTTTCTACAAGGGTAGCTAAAGCGACCCTTCCCAGCTTGGCATCACCCTTGGTTGATTGTTGTAGTGACCCACTTCTGCGTAGCTAATACTGGGGATCCCAGCGGTTATTACGAAAACCATCTGACCAATTTTGAGACCTGGATATAAAGGCAAAGAATGAAATCGCCTTGCATTTACTAACTCCAAAGTCAGTTTACTTCCGCTCCAGAGAGGATCAGCGAAGCCAGCATGACTGTGCTCGTAACCTTCCCTTGCCCGGCTTGACTTAAGGCAAAAAACTCCGCACACGTCATTGGGCATGTTGAATATTTCTTGAGTCTCTGCAAGCAAAAACTCTCCGGGCGCAAGCCAGTAGGGATTTTCGGGGGTGCAGTGCTCGATCGACTGTTCTTGAAGTTCCGAGGTGTGCTCCACTTCAACCATCAGGGTTCCGCCAAGCCTGAGATCCAAAGAAGCTGGATTCAAAAGCTCTGGATCCCAGTTTTCGACCATGCGATCTTCGCTGATCAACCTGCGGATCTCTTTATCGTGAAGAATCATCCAGAATTAGTAATCCCATTGGATCCTAGGACGACCTTCTCTGATTCCGGTATGAATGAAACCTTTTGGTGCGCCCTTGCCGGTGCTGTAAGGCCATTCCTTTAGGCACCAGTCTTGCAGCCTGTAAATATCAACGCCTTCAATGAACCAGTCGACAGCGCCGATACCAGGTCCACTAAAAAGGTGTTCTGAAGAGCTTGCGCCATTCACCATTTGGTTGATATGAGGGTTCCTGTAACCGCTGGTAATAATTACAGGCTTGCCGCCAAAAACATTTCTTGCCCTTTCAAGAAAGGCCGCCAGCTCACCAGCCGTGTCGATTTGATACTGGTGATCGAATCTGCGTTCTTCCCTGTCAAGGGCAAACTCACCCAGTCTGATATGAGGAGTAAGGCGAACCGCAAAGGGAGATCTTGGAGTCACCTTTGATGGTTGCTGTTCAGATTCAAAGGTTTCATTGACACCACTGAGCCATAAAGCGCCTTCTGCCTTTCTTCTGCGAAGCAAACCAGCCTCAACATGAGTTCCTGGATTTCTATAAAGCTCAAATGCAGCTGGCACTTCTAGCCATTTTTTATTTTTTAAACAACTTGTAATTGTTTCAAAGTTGTTTGCGCCGTAAAAGCCAGAGCCAAGATTGTATGCAAATGAAATAAGGGCAGACATTTGCTCATCGCTCATCTGCTGCCAATACGGAACCTCTTTGCTTAATTTTGCAACGATTCTGTCTACCTCAAGCCTGAGAAGCATGTCTGCTTCAATTACGTTTACCTTGTCACCTCTTTTTACGGGGCTGCCTGGCGCGTATCTTGTGGTGCCATATCCAATTGTCCATGGCTCTGCCTTGGTCAAGGGATCTGGATACGCAGAAAGATGGCAGCCTTCAAATTCTTTTATTAGCTGTATTCCTGAAGAGTAATCGCATTGCTTGCCGGACTGGCTCCAGGTGTTAAACCAATCAGCGGTCCGAACAAGAATATCTGGCGAAGCCTTTTCGATCAGCTCTTCAAGCTCCGAAACTGCGGCAGACTGATGAGGTAGCGCTTTGTAATACTTAAAAAGATCAATTAGGCGGATCCTGTTTGGTTTCATTTTTCCAGGGTGCATGAATACTCATCGCGCCACCAAGCAGCCGACTTTTACCTGTTTGTAGATCATCGTTCACTGGTTCGTGATCCACAAAGGGTTTTGGTGCTAACGGCTGATCCGCTAGCCACGCATCTATGGCACTGTCTATGCGTGGCCTTATCGTCAGCGCTTTGGGAAGACGACCTTCAGTGCTTTAAGGATGAGTTGGACCCAGCTGTTTTCTTTGATGGGAAGCAGGGTGATGATTTCGCTGCCTGCAGCCACCAGAATTGCCAGAACAGTTGCTGTGGTGGGGTCCATTGCTAGAAGGAGTTTGGGCGTGCCTCCAGCTTAGATACTCTTTGCTCTACGGTCGAGAGCCTTGTAAATGTTTCTTTTCTGTCTTCTTTTATATCAGAATGCAACACTTCAAGTTGGCTTGCAATATGTTCAACGGCGCTAGTGAGCCTTATGACTGCATCCCTGGCTTCTTCGTTTCGTCTGCCAGATGTTGCAGCAGTCATTGCTGCAACTGAGATTGATGCTCCGGCCACTGCCGCAATGATTTCAATCATGGCCGCAATGGCTTCAACTACATCTTAACGACCCTGCCCGCGACGCAATTTACGTGTTCCTCTTCGGCGACTGCGTTTGCTGTTGCCTTGGCGGGTGCGCTTGGGTTTTCCTGATTGGTGTTCGACTCGACCCAGGGCGGTTTTTGATTTAACGGCCACTACAGATCATCGGGGGGATTGACTGCGACTAGAGCATAGGCCAGGAATAAGCCGGCTAGCCATGCAGAGAGTAGAAGTAGCCAAGACATAAAAGGGGTGTCCGGTAGCTGGTCCTCACGCGGTGCCAGCCTTGCCGCAGCCGGACGCTACGGACGCTTGCGATCTCTCGGGAAAGATTGCTCGCGCATACTAGCGGATTATGTGGCGGTGATGACTTGAAGAGTTGCGTCAGGGAGGCGGTCCGGGAAGTAGGTGAGGCGGGCGATGTGGCCTCCCATTCTGGTTAAAAATCCGCCGCTATTAACATTGCCGATAAGTAGCTGGTTTACAGTTGAGAGTGGATTTACAGTGCTTGTATCAATCCCTATTAAAGTTCCAGAATCGACCAAAGCGCAATCATTGGCGACCCAAGTTAAAGAAAACTCCTTAATTTCACCATTCCACGCCGAAGGGCTGGTTATATCTATACCGTCAGTAGCTGTAGTGATTCTTACTCCTGAATTAACGCGACGGGATGCTGCGCGAAAATTAGCACCTGAGTTGTCAACAGAAAATATCGGAGCCTGACCGCCAGAGGCGGGCGATTGTAAATCAGCTTTACAATAAAAGCTGCCATTATTCTGTACAAACCAACTACTAAAATTAGTCCCAGTAATACTCGCCGTATCCGCCGACCGTGTTAGTGCTGTGCCGCTGGTTGGGATATAGGAGGTTGGGAAGGAGCCTTCTTCTAGTTGGGCTCCCCAAATGGTGAGCACATCGCCAACGCCGCTTGCATCAGGCAACCCATAAGTAGTTACTTTATTTTTGTTTAAAGCAACTGTTGCTTCAGTAACTAGAGAACCAGAGTTAACAATAATTGTTGCAGATAATCTGTACCATCCATTTGGGTACTCCTCCACCGTTCCGACAAAACTTGAAGCTCCCTGCTGTATTGTTGCCGTGCTCGGTTGTTTTGTGGCTGCATCAAACAGCAGTAGTGCCCCAAGGTTGGACCCATAAATTAAAACAGAGGAAGATATTTCAAATTTAGTCCAAACTGAAAATGTGTAGGTTCCAGCCGGTAATTGGGTTCCAGGTTTTCCGTTATATGGATAGTTTGCACTATTGCCAGTCGTTTCAAATTCTGCGGCGTTAAAAGATCCATCAGGACTTAGCTGAGTACTTACGTTATTAGTGATATTGGAAAGAAGCCATCCCGAAAAATCATTACTAGTTTTTAGATTATTAGTCCTACTCTCCTCCACCAACAACCCAAGGCTCTCACCCGTCGTTGGGTTGTGATCGAAGCGTGGTGCTGCGGATGGGACGGTGGTGGTTGGGATGTAGGTTGTGGCGGTGGTGCCGATTTCTACCTGAAAACCAGAAGCATAAAATCCTTTAGTTGTATCGCCTGCATAATTAAATTGATTTAGGTTATTTACCGTTTGAAATACAGGCCTAAGATTTGAAGAAGTAGTAGCAGTGTCAGTAAAAGAAAATCTGTACCAGTTATTGCCTAGGCTTTGAGAGTTTATTGTAGGGCTAGTCCCGCCAGAAATTGTCCCAATTTGCGCGTTGTTAACTAAATCCCAAATAAAGGTTAGGTTGTTTTGTCCAAAACTATATACGCGAACTTTTGATCTACCAAGAGATGTATTAAGATAAATTGAGATCGTTACAACAGTGCCGTTCGGAACGCCAGCGGTAACCGCTAGGTTTACTTGAGATCCTCTAAAAAAATGTTCGCCCGTATCAGCTGTTTCTGTAACTTTGTAGATATTTTGGATACCTGTAGGCGGATTTACATCTGTTGTATCGCTAATGCTTATAAATTGTCCGCCGCTCCACCATGAAGCTGTGAGGGTTTCGCTGTACAGAGCATAGTTTGCTTTAGCCGTCTCAATCAACCCATTACTATTGACAAATGTACCAGGGCTGAAAGTAGAGCTATTCATACTCCGCTGGTGGTCAACCAACGGTGTGCCCGTCATATAATCATTCAGATTCTTCTGTGATGCAAAGCGTAGGTCCAGGCTCGGCACCACGCCCCTAGCATCTGAATACAGCTTGTTGTCGCCTTTGGCGGTGTTCGTGCAAACCATGGGGTTTGCAAGAACCACCTTGCCGGGGAGACCGGCAAAGTCACCTTTCCAGATAAGGCTCATTACGCATCTCCATTTACGTCGGGGAAGGGGCGGTCATACTGCACGATCTCTGCAGGACGGTTGGGTTCCAGCAGGTTGCGTTGTACCAGCAGAGCTAGGGCGTCGGTGACGCGCTGGTCGTCGAGGGCGACGCGCTCGGCTGCAGTAAGCTCGTCGATCAGAGCTTTGATTTCGGCAGCATCAGCGTTTTGCTTTTCAGCTGCTTCAATTTCGGCTTCGTTATCAGGCGTGCAAGCTGCCTTGTAAGCGGCAACTGCTGCTTCGTACTCGGCAATATCGTCCGGGGTGGGATCCGGGATTGCCATGAACTTGGCAACCGCGTCGTCGTATGCCTGCTGTTCTGCTGCAGTAGGTACGCCACCAATCGGATCAGGCACCACGGTGGTGTCTTCTGATGCGGCCAAAATGTTGGCGTACTCGGTAGGAGTGAAGCGGGCGAAGAAACCAGCGCTGGTCACAATGCCGTAGCTGTTGGCGTCGGCGTAGCGTTTGCCGTCTTGGGTGAGGAGCCAGGTGGCGTAATCCTCGGGCGAAAGCTTGGCGCTATTGGCGGCAAAGATCAGGCCGTCGATAGTGCGGGGGTTAGTGATCGTAACGGTGAGGGTGTCCATGGTTTAGAGCTTCAGAAATGAAAAGATCAAATGCCAGCGGCATCCAGGCGTGCTTTCAGTGCAGCGTTCTCGGCTGCAAGCTCCTTGATGGCATTGACAAGAACAGGCACCAGTGCTTCGCCGTTATAGCGCAGTTTATCTGGATTTTCATTGTCAATAATGACAGCGTTGTCGTCACCCTCCAGTGCCAGGATGTCCTGCGCTTTGAAGCCATAGCGTACAGGGCCGTGAGGAATATCAGTATCTCGATCTTCCTTGAACTGGAACGCGACAGGGTTGAGCTGCTTGACGAAATCAAGCCCGTGAGGAACAAGATCAAAGTTGGTTTTATCTCGTTCGTCTGAAACAACCGTCCACGCAACTTGGATGTAAGCATTGGTGACAGCAGTGCTGCCAACTACCACGCGGTTGTTCTCGGTAGTGCAGTCGAAGACTGGGGCGTAGGCGCCAGCGCTGTTCAGACTGCCGAGACAAATGTTGCCTGCGCCAGTGGTGTTGTTGAAGAGGGCGCTGACTCCGTTGGCAGTGTTGCCTGCGCCAGTGGTGTTGGAGTAGAGGGCTTGGAGTCCGTTAGCAGTGTTTCTGTTGCCAGTGGTGTTGTTGAAGAGGGCTTCGAGTCCGTTAGCAGTGTTGTTTACGCCAGTGGTGTTGGAGTAGAGGGCGTTGACTCCGTTAGCAGTGTTGTTTATGCCAGCGGTGTTGGAGTAGAGGGCTTGGAGTCCGTTAGCAGTGTTGCTGTTGCCAGTGGTGTTGGAGTAGAGGGCGGTGAATCCGTTAGCAGTGTTGCTGTTGCCAGTGGTATTTGCCCGAAGCGCATAGCTGCCGACTGCTGTATTGGTGCTAATCGCGCCTGCGCCACGACCAACGGTGATGCTGTTTACCAGTTCGGAAGCTACTTCTAGAGAACCAGAGGAATCAACCGATACTTGGCTGGTGCCATTGCTTTGAAGATCAAAAAGCTTACTACCAGCAGCACTAGCAGTATCAGTTACATTAACTTTTAAGCCGGTGTATGCAATAGCAGCATTTGTCCAGTCGAGACTGACATTTAGATCTGCAGTGCCAGCCAACGCGCCGGAGCTGTTGTACTGGATGTTGCCGGTTGCTCCAGAGACAAGGCCGACGGTGCCGGTTTGGTCTGGGAAGCTGATCGTGCGGTTGGCGGTTGGGGTGACCGATTGAATTGTGGTCGAGAAATTGCCGCCACTGTCAAGGTTCAGATCACCCTTGACCGTTGCAGTGCCAGGGTCGGCATTGCTGACGCCAACGGTGAGTTCGTTGGTGGTCTTGTTGAAGGTCAGGCCGGTGTCACCGCCAGCGCCACCGTTGTCGTTGAATTGGACCTGAGTGTCTGCGCCAGCCATGACGCCTGGCGGTGCATGCCAAGTGCCGTCTGCGCGAAGGAAATTTGTAGTGCCGCCACCACTGCCGCCAACCAGGCCGGCATTCGTTGAATCAAATACCGGCACTGTTGCGTCAGTGCCAGTGTCAGAATTGACCGTGCCGTCAGTTGCGCTAGCCGTATAAGAAAGGTTTGTGGAGCCCGGTGGAATGTTCCATGTGCCATCAGCACGCAGGAAGTTTGCAGTTCCACCGCCACTGCCGTGGACAAGGCCGGCATCAGTAGAGGTGAATTTGGGGATTGTTGCATCAGTTCCAGTGCTGGAATTGATGGTGCCGGTCGTTGCGGCAGTTGCGTAGGTGAGGTCGGTGGTTCCTGGAGGATTAGTCCAAGTGCCATCTGCGCGGAGGAAATTATCAGTACCGCCGCCACTTGCTCCAGCCAGGCCGGCATTAGTGCTTGTGAAACCGGGGATTGTGGCGTTGGTGCCGGTGGAAGAGGTAACTTCGCCGCTGCTTGCACCAGAGATATAGCCGAGGTTGGCCGTACCGGCCATGTCCATCGGGATCCACTCGCTGTTTGCGTTGTCCCACGCAAGCGCTTGACCGTTGGTTGGCGGAGTTGTGGTTGTATCTACATCCGTCAGCGCGTCGATGCTGGCGTTGAGATTGAGAGTTACGTTTCCGCTGGTGCCGCCTCCGCTAAGTCCTGTACCAGCAGTTACGCCCGTAATGTTGCCAATAGGTGCGTCAGCCCACTGGGTGTCGTAATCGGTATTGCTTACTTTTTCGAGGATTTGACCAGTCGTGCCACCGGTGGGTACGCCGACACCGGCTGCGCCACCAGCGCCTTGGTGGCCGGGTACTGCCAACGTCAGCTCTGTATTCTTTGCGCTGATTACGGCAATTTGTACTTCCGACATGGATCAGTTCCGTGAATAGGTCAGCTGAACGGTTGCCACGCCTGTAAGCCAATAATAGCGTGTGCCGCCAGAGCTAGTAAGACTTACGTCATACCCGTAACGCCCCACTGCAAGTCCCACAGTGGTGGCCGGTTGCAACAAAAGATTAAACTCGCCGTTTGTTGCATCTGTGATTGTGCAAGTAAAAGTTGCGACCTGAGTCAGGTTTTCCAGTTCTTTAATGTCGGCATCAATTGTGTAATTTGTAAGGTCGAGAGGGCGAGCAACGTAAAAAGTGCCAGTTGCCGTGCCTGTTACAGAAATACTGGCTCCGCCACTTGTTGCGCTTACTTGGAACTCATCGGTAGTTAGTCCTGCGCTAATGACGTAATAAATTGTGTTGACTGTGAAGCCGCAGGGTACGGTTGTACCTCCGGTAAAGACAACTTTGTCGCCTGCGGTTAGACCGTGGCAATTTTTTGTGAAGGTTGGTGTGCCAGCGTTGATTGTGAAGCTATCAAGAGTTTGGCCGCTATCGGTCGCTCGCAGAATCCCGCTCCAGGTGGAGTTCTGCAGGATTGTGATGTCGTATGTGGCAGGCGTAATCATGACAGCGCAACCCAACGCAGCAAACTCTCATCCCAAGTGTAGGGCCTATTGCCAGCAGGCATCTGCTTTGGTGCCTCCCACTGGCAGGTCTCAGTATTTAGGCTCCAGCTGGGGAATGGTTGGGGTGCGATAAAGGCATCAAGGTCAGCGTCATAGCGGTAACCTTCGCCTGCGTAATTCTTGCGAAAATTGTTGTTGTAACTTGTCTGGCGCCAAATCGTATCTGCACCAAGCAGTGCTTGGCAGTAGGCAATGCCAACGGCTTCGGATTCGTTGCCGTCGGTATCAAGGATGTTGTCGTTATCAACGACGATGACGCGCTGCACAATGTTGTTGGCGTCAAGTTGCGCGAAGTGTGCCATCAGGGTGTTGGAGTGGTATAGCGGATAATCACGATGCCGGAACCGCCTGAAGTTGGAGTGCCGTTGAAAGTTGAGCCCCCACCGCCTCCGCCTTGGTTTGCTGCTGCGGCAGTCGCCGCCACAGAAGATATAGTGCTGCCTCCTAAATCTGCAGTCCGCGCTTCCCCATTACCCGCTCCATTTCCTGTAGTACCACCACCGCCAAAACTTGCCGACGCAGTTATTCCCTCGGTTCTGGCGCATCCTCCACCGCCGGCGCCGTAAATCACAGATGCCCCTGTAATACTTAGTGGATTACCTATGCCACCATTTCCGCCTCGGTTAGATAATGGACTGGTTCCGGCCCCTAAAGCCCCTCCTCCCCCTCCGCCTCGCCAGTAAGCATTGTTTCCATTGTTAAATGGTGTATAGATCCCGGCGCTTCCCGAATTGCCTTGCCCAGCAGTACCGACAGAGCCGAAACGGGCTTGACTGACTGTCGTTCCACCACCTCCGCCTGAACCTCCGCTTAAAGAATCTGGGTTACCTCCTTTGCCTCCGCCATTAGAACTAAGAATTGAACCGTCGGGTTTTGTAAAAGAAGAGTTTCCCCCGTTGGAAGCAAACGATCCTCTTGCGCCTCCTGCGCCGACAACAACAGCATATGATCCGCCTAAAAACTCACTAGTGCCCTGACGAACGCCACCACCACCACCTCCACCTCCTGCAAAGGTTGACGCTTGACCACCACCGCCGCCCCCACCAGCGACAACTAGATATTGAACAGTAAAACCAGGGGGTGGATTTTCGAGTACAAAAGTGCCGCTGCCGGTAAACGTGTGTACCGTGTCGGCGCCGACGGTTGTGATTGTGCCGCCGGTTGCAGAGAATGGGGGGACATCACTGAAGCCGCCCCCCAGCAGCATTTCCTGGTTAGACATCAGGTGATACCAGTGCCGGTAATGACGAATGTATTAGCAGCCACGCAGAGGATAGTGGCAACGCCGTAATTGGCGAGTGTGCGAGTGCCCGTTGTTGTTTGGCCGCCGGTACGAAGAGTTACACCAGCGCCTTGAACAATTTGCTGTGAATTTGTCGAGTTATTGAAAATAGTTACGTTGTCGCCAATAGAGAAAACCGATGCAGGCACCGTCACACCACCAGAGCTGATGCTGATGTGCTTTCCTGAATCACTTGCGATAAGCGTATAAGCCGCACTTTTAGGATTTTGCGGAATCCTTCGTATAGATCCGATGCCATCGCTAATCGCTCCTGTTGTTGAAATGCCGCCAGTTGTGCTAATAACTGTTGAACCACCAATGGTTCCGCTGGTGATTGCGCTTCCGCTTACTTTGCCGGCAGTTGTAATTGTGTTTAACTTTGTGTCCGCAATCGCGGCATTAGCGTTAATGTCTGCGTTTGTAATGGTGTTGGTCAGATTTAGCTTTGACTTGGCGATGGCTGCGCCTGCGTTGATGTCGTTATTTACAATTCCGCCGGCCAGATTTAATTTAGTGTAAACAATTCCTGCGGATGCGTTAATATCGGCATTCAAAATTGAGTTTGTAAGGTTTAATTTACTGTAGGCAATTTCTGCGTTTGTTGCTACGTCTGCGTTAGCAATAGATCCTGTAGTTGTAACTTGGTCAAAGCTGATGTCTCCCGCAAGCATCTGTGCGGTAACTGTCCCAGTGTCACCAGTAGTAACTACAGTGCCGCTTACGTTTGGCAGCGTAATTGTGCGGTTTGCCGTTGGATCAGCAACCGTAAGCGTTGTCTTGTTTGAGTTGGCAGTTGTCCCATCGAACTTGAAACTGCCTGTTGCACCAATCTCAAGCGTGCCGGTAATTGTTGCGCCAGTTGTTCTTACGCTTTCGTTGTAAACCTCTTCAACCGCCGCTTGGACATCGGTGGCCTGGATAAGGCTAAACGGAGTAAACGAGATGTTTGCCGCTGTGTTGCCTGTGATGGTTCCAGAAATATCAATAAGCTGCCAAGTTGCGCTTTGACCGTCAGAAAGCAGTTGGTCGGGCGCGTTTAGGGAAACAGTCGGTACATAAGTACCTGCTCCTGTGCCTGAGTTTGCGACGACAAAATAATACTGATTGTTTTGCGTGCTTGGTTGCGGGAGTGTACCCCCTACGCTTAGTCCCAAGCCGGCGCCGGCTGCGCTAAGTGATTCAATGTTGTTTGCTGCTGCGTCGTAGATGCCAGCGAAAATAAGCTCGCCGCTGGTTACTGTTACCGGGATCCAAGCGGAGCCGTCCCAGATGTAAAGGTCGCCTCTGCCAACGTCGTAGAAAAACTGACCCTTAAAGTCTGCGCTTGGGAAGATTGTGACTTGAGCGGTTGTTCCAGGTCCGCCGAACTGAGTTACGGCGTCGTCCGCAATGGCAGAACCAGGCACTGTGTTGGTGCCGAAGACTGCTGAAGCCAGTACGCCCGAGGTCAGCTTTTCTGCTGGAATATCTGGAATGTCATCTTCTGTGAGTGTGGCGCCGTTGGTTACATGACCTTGAGCATCAAACGTAATCTTGGTTGCAGTACCTGCGGTGACTGCATTTGTGTGATTTAGAACGCCGGCATTGGTGACGCTGAGGCCAGTGCCGGGTTGGACTGCACCAGTTGCGCTGGCGGTTGCATTGGGTAGATCTTCAGATTCAATTGCCCGGCTGCCGTTTACCAAGCCTTTTGAGTCATGCGTAACGACCGAAAAAGTGCTGGTTGCGGTGACATCGTTGTCAAGCTCCAGCGTTTCGCCGTCTACTCGCAGACCTTCAGCATTGACAATGATCGCGCCCTTTGCGGTGTTGGTTGCAGTGGGTAGGTCAGAACCAACAATTTGACGGCCGCTTACTTCACCGCCGCTTCCAGCAGGTCCAGCAAGAAAGATGCCGCCGCTTGGCGTGACCTGCGGATTAACGGAAAGAGTTGCTGTGTCGCCAACCGTCGAAACAGAAATACGGATGGGGCCAGCAGTTGTAGCGACTAGCTGGTTGATCGATCCAGCGGCCTTGAAGCTGACCCAGCTGCTGCCGTCCCAGACATAGGCTTTGTTAGTTTCGGTTTCAACTGCAAGCTGACCAGCAAAGACGCCAGTAGCGGGCAGGGATGTTACAAGCCGTGCGCTGGAATTGTCTGCAAGTTTGGTGGAATCAACTGCACCGGAGGCAATTTGATCGCTACCTACTGCACCGTTTACAAATGCACCACCAGGGATTGTCTGTGAGTCAAATAAAATTTTTGCGCTTGGGATTACGTCGTCAGAAAGCTGGGTTACTGCTTTATTAAGGAAGTCAACAACGGTTACCTTTTTGGTCTCGCTTGCAGACCGATCAGCAATCGGCAGAAAATCGTTGGAAGCTACATCCGCAGAGGCCAGGCTGTTTAGCTCACTAATCCGAAGATCTGCCACGGCCTACCTCTTGCGAACCAGCTGATAGATGCCAGCAGTCTAGCTCTAATCCTCGTCAGCAATAGCCAGGAGTCCGCCTTGCTCCAGCACGATGAAACCGGCGTCCTCCTGCAGAAGCTTGCTGGATACTGTGGTTTGCGCTCTGAGCTTGACCGGCCCGGTTGTCACAAAATTAACCGTAGAAACAATAATTTGTCCTGGCGCAAAATTTGTTGCGCTATTCGTAATCAATGCGTCAAATTCCCACCAAATGGAATCGTTCAACTGGCTGTCGGCAAAATCTCCAGCCGAGGCAGCAGTCCCCTCGCTTTTTAAGTAAAATTTAGCGCCAAAAATTCCGCCAATCTCCGTGCGCAAGGCAAGCTGCATAAGGTAATTGACAGTTTCTTCGTTGCTTTTGTTCTTGTAATCCCATTGAGCCGTCAGCTGACCGCTTCCGGTTATGAGTGAGCTGTATTGCTCGCGATAGGTATCAGACAAAGTGGTTACGTCAATTGCTTCTCTGTTTGTGTTTAATTCATACTGAATTACGCAACCCAGTATTCGTCCGGCGCTGTCTTTTACGGTGACAGAAATGGGGATGTCTGTGGTGATGTCCACCAAGCTGATGGCGGCAGTCCTATCTCCTTCAAGGCTGTCGTTGAAATTGTTGTACAGGCGGATGCCGCCAATCTCATCGACAAAGATGTACCAGTTGCCGCTGGAGTGAACGTTGCCGTCACGCCAGCCGTCAATGCCAATAAAAGAGAGCGGTACTTCGTTTGTCGAAGTGATTGTTATGAAGTCGCCAGTAAGGAAAGCGCCTTCCTCAAAGTCAAAGCTGAATCTTTTGCGAGCAACGTTTACGTCATCTGGATTGACGACTGAGAGTTTTTCTTCTTGAAGGGATTTTCGAGTTAGCTCGATGCTTCCTACATTTCCGAGATAAACCGCCATTACAAGCTCGCCTCAGATAGCACGCCTGTTACCTGGAAATTGATCTGAGCAGATGCAACCTCGCCTACGTTTGAGCCAAGACTTGCCCCAGTGATGTAGGCGTTGAATTTGATGTCGTTAAAGTTGTCGCCGTTTGCATAACGCAAGGTAAAAAGCACCGTATCGGCGTCGGTGATGCCGGCTGTATTTGTGTTAATTAGTTTTTTGAGGAGGACTCCGGCGTCGTTGGTGCCGTCGTCTGCCTTGTAATACAGAAGTGTTGCGCTTCCGCTGGCGCCTTGGACGCCGGGGGTGTACGAGCGGTGGGATTCGCCCAGCGTTGTGGTTTCTAGTGTTTCCAGGTCAGACGAAAATGACCACGAGGTCACCTTGGCCTGGGTCACGCCGTCCAGCAGCAAGCTGCCATCACGACCGGTATAAAACTTAGCCATGGCGACCTCCTTGGGGCTATTCTATACAACACTGATTAGCCGCACACGGGCGTTGCTAACGCCAGGGCGCACGTTGGTAATTTCTGGCGGCTCGGCGTAACGCCATGATCCAATCGGTTGCAGCTTATCGGCCTGTCTGGTTACAGGGTCGCTTCCCGTAGGAATGTAAGAACTTACCGAAACACCTCTTTCAACTTGAGGACCCCATGCATAAAATTCATCGCCAGCCCTCGTCGGCCTTCCAGAAACTATAAAATCAAAATCTACAAAAGATCTTGTGGCTACTACTTCTACTGGCACGACAGCCCTGACCCACTTATTAAAAACTGAATAATCGATGCTAGAGCCTCTGTCAACATTAAAAAAATCGCTTTTTATGAGCCAGCTTGAAATAGAGGACTGGCTCGGGACGTAAATGTAAATACTTACAAAATACTGCCCTGGCTCAAATGATCCGTTAATTCTTGTAAATCCACTGCCTGCTACTGGGTTTTTATTAATAAACCTAGAAACTTCAGTCAGCTTATTGTCAGGACCGAGGAGATCTGAAGCGCTTATATCCCAGTTAAAGCTAAAAATTCCCGCAGTCAAACTTGTGCTGTTTGTAAATAAATTTGTAGCTTCATCCTCTATAAGCAGACCAATGGGGTGCCCAGTTTCAGTTTCATAGCTAAATCTAGTTTCAAATGGCTGTGCGGTAACGATAAAGCCGTCTTGGTCTATGTAAGTAGCAATGCTGTTTCGTTGATTTCTATAACCAGTACCAATCAGCTGAGCGTTTCCGCTCCAGCCCTCAATTAAACGAAGAGGAAGCTCAAAAGTACCGAAGGTCCCTTTTACGTTTTCGTAGTGCCCAACAAACGTCTGCGCGTTTTTATCTGTAAGGTTTTGGTATTGCAGCTCTAGCGTGGCACCGAACCTTGTGTCTCCGTACAGAATTCGACTTTCTGCGCCGGATTGCGATCTAAATGTTCGGACTGCGTAATCGCCAGACGTGTAGCTGCGAGAAGAC